TTTTTTCTCAATATTTGGTGATGGATAGTCCTGCTCAAATGTTACAGGGAATCTTTCGAGGAATGCTTCATTGAGCACGTTGGTTCCAATGAATCTTCCGTCGTCTGATCCTTTACCTTTGGTGTTTGCTGTTGCGATGACGTTGAATCCTTTTGCTGGTTTAACAACTCTTCCAATCTTTTTAAGGAAGACACCATTCCCCTCAAGGATGCTCTGAAGGCAGAGGATTTTGTTTGAGGCAAGGTCGATTTCATCGAGGAGCAAGATTGCACCTCGCTCAAGTGCTTCGATGACTGGGCCATTGTGCCATACGGTCTCACCATTAACAAGACGGAAACCGCCAATAAGATCATCTTCATCTGTTTCGATTGTAATATTAACTCTTACAAGTTCTCTCTTTAGTGTAGCACATGCTTGCTCCACAGAAAAGGTCTTGCCGTTACCTGATAAACCAGTAAGGAATATTGGGTAGAATTGCTTTGATTGAATTATCTTTTTAACATCAGCGAAAGGACCAAACTTAACAAAAGTATTATCCTGATCAGGAACTAAATTTTGCTCTGAAGAAGGTACAACAGAAGGAGCACTAAATGATTTTTCAATATTCTCAACTGCTCTTGTAGTAACCTCAAGATTCCACTTACCCTTACCAACATTATATTGTTTGATTTTCTTTGTGACAGTTGAGTAACCAATATCATTCATGGCACAAAATGCTCTCACATCAGGTGCTGTAAATTCAGTACCAAAAGTTTCTTTCAATCCGTCAAAAACTTGCTTTTCTGTCATCTTTAATTCAAAGGTCATAATGTAATTTGTTTTCGATATACCTATCATACATCAAAAAGGGGGTTAAAAAACCCCCAGTGGACACTTATATTATTGGTTGTATTTTTTGATACTCTCTTCCCATTCCTTCATACTACTCTGACACTGACCTTCATTTTCTTTAGGATCTAATTTATTATACCCATTCCTTTTTTTCCATTCATTATACATTGCTCCCATCATCCATGATTGAGAAAGACTCTTGGGTCCATCCATCAATAATTCTAGTTGCTTACCTGAATAGTAAGGTACGGATTCTTCTCTCCAATTGGAGTCATCATAATTTTTCTGCATTTTCAGAACCTCCTAATGTTTCAGATCCACCGACTGCAAATGGATTGTATTTTGCTGTTGCGATACGATACATCTTTTCATGCATCGTTACAATCTCTTCAGCATCCTTTTCAAAATCAGGTGTTGATTCATGACGTGATGAATAGTTACCATTTTCAGTTGCAATAGGCATCCTATCTAAAGGATTGTCAAACCAATCATTAGGATCATTCTTCTTGTATTTTTCTGGTAGTGGTTCTAATTTAAAATCATCACCCCTATGAGATCCAACAAAAATGTTTTTGAAATTTCTCTTTAAGGAATTAAAAATGTTCATGTCTTTATCCATAAGTAAAAGTTTTTCCTTTGATTTGTGATTGACCTTCTGGGTTTTTACCACCCGCTTTGAATTTACCTACACCAATTCTTTTCTTTTTGCCCAATCCACCTTTTCTTGTTGCTGATAGTGTACCAGTTTTTTTCGTTTGTGTCAAAACAGAGTCTTGACCATACTTTTTACCAAGTGCTTTTACTGCTTTCTTAAACTTTCTCTTACCCTTCTTACCAGAAGTGACAACGTGACTACGTTCTTTTACTTTAGTTTCTTTACCAGTTTTTTTATCTTTCTCAATATATGAACCAGTTACTTTAGTAGCACCAGGTAAACCCTTACCTTTTATATCACGATCTAATTGTTTCGCTCTTGCACTATTCTCTTTTGCGGATTTATCAGCTCTGGATGCAGACATTGTTGCCATGCCACCTTTATCGGATTTACTCTTGATTCTACTTAAACTGCTCTCATCTAGTCGAGAACAAAACTCTTGAAATGTTATCATGCTACCAGAGAAATGAATTCACTCAGTACCTTTTTATTTAGTTTTTTAACTTTCAGTGACTTAACAAATGCCCTTTTAATCTGTGCTTTTGTTGCTTCATCATCCACATCAAATTCAGAATCATCTGCAAGATTATCTGCTGACATTGCAATGTATGCATCATAACCCGATTTAGTGATTACACAACTTTTTGATTTTCTCCATGTATCAATAAGTTTTTCATTAAATGGTTCATGCATTTTAATGAATCTTTTTGCTTCACGAGGATTGATAACACGAATACCAATAAAGTTCACTGTTGGGAATCTATCTTTTAGATTGTAAAGTAAAGTATTGGTATAAGTATGCCACCCATAATCAAAGGTATATGTTTTACCAAGTTTACGGTCACGCAATACACAGTGATTAGGATTAACATTACGCTTACCCATATATGGTTTATCTTCCCAATCACGTTCTACTTCTTTATAATATGGAAGATGTCCTGCTTCACCATCAGTTAAGACAATACAATGTGCCTTTTCTAATTTATACTCTTTCTGAAATTTAGGAAGGATTTGATGTAATGTAATTAGAGTTTCATTTAATGGAGTTCCAGATAAACCAACAGCATATGGTACTTGATACCAAGTCTGATATTGATTACCATAAGCAGCAGACATTCTCCAAACATTAATCATCTGTTGCTCTAGAGTTTTAACATTCACTTTACTAGTGAACATATTCATTAGTGCAAAATCTTCATCAACAACAATATCATTCTCTCTTGGTTCTACATGAGGTGTTAATTGAATACCATATCTATTTGGATTTTCATCACCTTTTTCAGTTCTCATTCTCCACTCATTAGTAAATGCATAAACCTCAAAAGGAATATGTACTTTCTTACAGAACCACATAAGATTGAAAAGTTGCTTGCAAGTATCTTGAAGAACATACTGCATAGAACCAGACCAATCAAGAATGAATACTAGACCATGATTCTTACCATCAGGAAGAACAGTTATCTTTTTGAAGATATCTTCATTGAACTTATATGTATGAAGAGCAGAAGTATCAAGAACACCAGTTCTACTGGTTGCAGCACGAGCATATGCTGATGCTGACTTCTTCATTTCAAATTCTTTTACAAGATAGTTGACTTCTTTTTGAGCACCTCTTTTGAATTTAAAAAACTGTTGATCAATATCATTGAAAAGAACTACATCCTTTCTCCAATAATCTGGTCCTTTTTCTTTTAAATTTTCATCAAATCTTACTTGCTGTGATGCAAAATCATCATCTATTAATTTATGAACATCTTCATTAGAAGCAATTATAGTATCAAGATTTACTTCTGGAATTTCAAGATAAGTATTTTCTATACCATCTGAATTAGCAAGATCTTGAAGTTTGTCTGCTAATGATTCAGCAGTTTTGACTTCAGGTTCTTCATCTATAGAATCGCTATCAGCATGGCTCCCACTATTATTAACATCAATGCTATCCCCGTCTTCCATAGGAGAAGAAGTATCATCGTTAGAAGAGGAAGACTCATCACCACTAGAAGGGTCAGTAGAGAGATCCCCACTACCTTTGATATTGTCAACAGTGTCCTGTTCAAGGTCTTCTTGTTCAGATTCAGAAATTTGTTCCTGCTCCTGCTGCTTCTCTTGCTTGCAGAAATTATATAACGCTTCTGCTGCTGCGATGGTGTCAGTAAAGGTCTCGGCATTTTCTATTAGAGTGATAATCTCCTGTTCAGGAGTTGAAAAAGGTATGTTAAGGAATGAACCAATTTTGAAATGTAAATTAGCACGATCAGCAAGATTAAGATTACTAATATCTTCACCATCTAACTCAAAGAAATTCTTCTCATGTAATTCATTATATGCTTTATAGAAAGTTTTGGCAATACCCATATACTTTCTCTTAATCAACTTCTCAATCCTTGCATCCTCAACCACATTCACAAAGGTTTGAGGAACACTATTCATCCAGTCCCATTCATCAGGTGTAAAGAGTGCGTGTCCAACCTCATGACCAACAAGCATATCATATACTACATTGCTTGCTTTTTCCCAGAGGGGAAGGATCAATACACGAGTGTGAACATTGAACTGTGCAGTTTCAACTTGCTTATGCTCTACTATAAGATCTTCAGTAGCAAGCAACTTTGCTAGTTGTGACTTGATTTCGAACTTTACTGCCATGCTTTTCCTTTTGTATATATCCATAATACGACGAAACCCCCCGTTTATGGGAGGTTTGTAGACACTTTATCAACTGTCTGCGTCTTTCTCTTGCAGACCGCAGTGCTTGTGGTTTAAGTTTTCGTTTCGGTGGCTTGCCCGAATTGTGTTGCCAGTTTGGAGTGGTCATGATGACACTATACTCGAAAATCCTTTTACTTTTTCAAATTTTGTGACACTATCAAATCTGTCTTCAAGTCCTACCTTATGAGAAATTACAAAAACGTTAGCATCCTTTATAACATATTTAATAATCTTTAAAAATTCCTCTGTTCCAAATCCATCAAGAGAACTGTCAAATATCTCATCCATTATAAGGAGGTTAGTATTGACAGAGTTCTTCATTCGAGCAACCTCTCTCCAAGTAAACAGGAGTGCTAGGTCAATTCTCATCTTCTCACCCTCACTGAAAGAGGCATAAGAAAAATCCTCATGGATTGGGGATTGAATGGTTTCATTAAATTCTTCATCAAGTGTGAAGTTGATATAGAAGTCCATCATCTGAAGATAACGGTTTACCTGCTGATTAATCAGTGGCAGATACTTCTTTATAATCTTGGATTTGACTCCACCATCTTTAAGTAAACCATACGAGAAATCGTAATAGCTAATAGAATCCTTTTGGGATACTAGATCATTGTATGTTTCTGTTAAACTTTTTTTGAAGGTTTCTAACTTCTCATGTTCAGTATTTCTGTTTTCAAGTTGATTGGTAAGTGTTTGAATTTCATTTTCAAGATCTCTGATTTGTCGTTGACATCCAGAAATCCTAGTATTGTTTTGAGAAATGCCATTATTGAGGTTAGTAATCTCCTTTGATAAGTTTTTAAATTGATGCTCTCGCTCTTCTTCTTCTTTAATTGCCTGTTCTAGTTCTTGATAACCAGATTGCAACTCCTTTGCTTTAGTTTGAGCATCATCGATTTTATTTATTCTAAACTCCTCTCCAATGGACTGTGTGCATGTAGGGCAAACCGTGTTCTCTGTGAAGAACTTATGTTCTTTAGTAATCGTTGCTACTTTCTGGGATATTTTACCTTTAAGATTTCCTAACTGACGAAGTTTTTTTCCAGAACCTGTTACCGTTTCCTGTTCTTTAATAAGTTCTGTTACATTACTTTCTTTGATTTCATTATGCTCAATATGAGTATCGATTTCAATTCCCAATACTTTTATTTTACTTTTCTTATCTGTTATATTCTTTTTACCACGCATTTCTAACTCTTCAATAAAGTTCTCCTGCATATGAACCTTATCATTAAGAGATTCTTTTTTAAGAGTGAGAACTTTTATTTCCTCTCTTCTCTGACGTATCTTATCCTTTATAATATTATTCATAGAAGAGAAGATTTTAATATCAAGTAAATCCTCAATAACCTCTCTACGGTTTGGTGCAGTCAATTGCATGAATGGAACAAATATACTACTACCAAGAATAACAATCTGGGTAAAGGATTTGTAATTCATTTTGATTACATTCTGTTCCAACCATTTTTGTTGATCTGCAGAATGTGAGAACTGATCTAATAATCTACCATCTTTCCATATCTCAAAAATATTTGGTTTGATTCCTCTTATGACTTTCCAACAAATTCCATTAACAGTAAACTCTACTTCTACCTTCGAATCTTTTTCATTAACAGTATTAATTAACTGACTCTTACTAATCTTACGGAATGGTTTGTTGAACAAACTAAATGTCAGTGCATCAAGCACCGTGCTTTTACCTGTACCATTTGTACCAACAATTAGATTGGTATCATGTTCAGTAAAATTTATTTCAGTAAAGTGGTTGCCAGTGGATAAAAAATTCTTCCAACGTACCTTTTCAAATAAAATCATCGTGTTTCAATGGAGGAATAACAATATCATTCTCGGTTATAACAGTATACCTATAATCATTCATATTGCAAGTTTTAAGCATCAAATCATCATCAACTTCTATGACATGCATTTCAGGGTAGTCCTGATCTTCTAACTGTAAAGCGAATCTAACTGCGTCATCTTCTTGTTCAAATAGGTAGAGAACTTGTTCTCCTTCTATATTTCCTACAGAATATGCACCATCATTTTCCTTTCCTTTGACAGTTAGTATATACATTATACCACCTCACATGCCTCTTGGTAAACATCTTGCATAAGTTTTTGTACTACAGATTTATCTAAAGTAATTTCTGACTCATCAATATACCTGTTAAGGATTGACATAGTATCTTCAGATTCGAATGCCTCAAAATCATCAGATTTATAATAACCACCAAATTCAAAATTTTCTACAATCTTAAGTTCAGATATATTTGATGCATATAATTTATCAATAAACTTTTCAAATTTTTTGATGTCAGTTTTCTTACGAACAATAAGTTTTACAATCTTATTTTCATATGGTCTGGAATCAAAAGTTTGATGATCGGTATCATCATAGAAAATTTTATAAAATACTTTATAAGGATTGTTAACAGGAGTATGCTCTAAAGTTTCTGTATCGAAGAAGTGAAAACCTCTGTCGCTATCATAATCATTCCAATAGATCTCATAAGGATTACCCAAGTAATAGATATTGTCATTATTTGATCTTGTATGAAAATGACCCGAAAATGTTTTCTCAAACTTTTTAAAGTATTTCATATCAAGACCATGATCCATTAGAATCTGTTGGGTTACTACAAAACCATTCAGTTCTAAATGACCCATACAAACAGGAGCTCTTGATTTTTTAATTAAACCAATGCTTGATTCATAATTATCCTGATTGATCCAAGGAACAAGAAGGATATTTAAACCACCTACCTCTATACTACTAACTTCTGAATATACTTTTACATTATTATATTCACGCAGTAGTAAATCTATTGCATTTACATCATTAGTATTCTTATAATATGCTGTATGATTACCAACAATAGTATGGACGGTGATGCCCATGTCACGGAGACGATCAAAATAATAATCCTTTGCCCATGATAGTGCAGCAAAATCTATTCCTTTTCTACTATCAAAGGTATCACCCATATCAATGACTGTGGTAATACCTTCCTTTTCTATAGCAGGAAAGAAAATATCATTATAAAACTTTAGAAAATAATCATGAAAGAATTTAGAATTCTTTCTTGCTCCAAAGTGCTGATCAGTTATGATTGCAACTTTCATTAATTACGTAATTTCGCATGTACAGCATCTTTAATTGAATTATATTCCGCATAGTTAGATCCGTCAATACTATTGTTATCATCAAAAACTTCTTGATAACCAGATCTCTCAATAATTTTATTCTTAATATCTAACTGACGTTTCTCTCTTTGTATTCTGCGAAGAAAGGCATAATGTATAATCTGTGTGAAATAAGCAAAAGGGTTCTTGGATTTTTCAGGATCAAAGTTGTGTATGTATTGAACACAATTTTCAATTCCGTCGGAGATCATATCCTCCTTAAACATGTAGTTTACAAAGTTTGGTTTGAATGATAAGTGGTTAGCAATCTTTAGAAAACATTCTCCAATATATCTTGGTATCTCTGGTTTGGTATCCCATTTAGATGCTCTACCTGCTTTATCAGGTGGTTCACCATATTTTTTAATATATCTAATCTCAACATCTTCACGGTATTTAACTAAAGCAGCAAGGAACTCCTTATTGTTAACATAATGCTCGGATCTTTTACGTCTTGCCATAGTTTTACCAGGAGCTATTGCCATAAGTCTTTACCACTATTATGTAGATATTATAACACTTCTGGAGACAGTTGACAAGGTGACGAAATAACAGTAGAATAACTCTGTCAGGGTTCAAGGGTTAGTTTTAGGTTTATTAAGTTTATAAAGTTTCTCTAGTAATTCTTTAGCATCATTTACGTTAGCAATATAACCCATCTCTTTATTTAAAAGTTCTTCATTACCTCTTTCTTTAGAGGATTGTCGAATGAAATTTTGATACATCATTATAATTTCCATATCATTAGATTCAGATATTGTTACTACATGATCCATATTCATAACAAACATATCTTCACTTGTTGTTTTTAACCAAGGTTCTACTTTATAACCAACTACACCTTTTTTAATTTTAATTTCGGACACGATGACGGGGTGATGAAGTATCAACATAGTTCGATCTTCTTCTTCAGAAGCAGCAACTCGTGCGAATACCTCCTCTCCTGAATGTAATTTTAGTGTTGCATAAAAATCGTCTTCTATCATGTCTTTAGTTGGATTGTAATTATCTCATAGTTAAAATTTTCTTCATTGTAAATTTTAATTCTTTCTATAAAATGGTTTAGTGTGTAATTTCTTTTTGACCCTTTAGTACAGTCATCAGAAATATCATATAGTATCGCCTTTACTTTGTTTGTTCCTTTTCTAAGAACTCGTCCAATACTTTGCAAGTTGCGTATGCGTGATTTACTTGGAGAAGCAAAGATAACATTATGGAGATTTTTAATATTGATACCAGTTGAGAATGTACCATAGGATGCAACGATAATTGCGTTATTTTCTGTTTCGGTTATTTCCCTTACTTGTTCTCGCTCTTCTGCATCTACTCCACCATGAACAAAGAATACTTGGCGATCACTTTGCTTACTTCTATTTATTAAATCGTAAAGAACTTGACCGTGTGCTTCTACCCTACTATAAAGAATCAGAGTATTACCTCCCAAATCTAATGTAAGATTTTTGATAAAGTTATTTCTTTTTTCATGTGATATTAAATATTCTATCTCATCATTATAAGTATCAAACTTTCGAGGATCGTGTTTAAGAACTAAACATTGTATATCTAATTGAGAAAGATGTCCCTGTCTCATTAGTTCATCTGTCTTGGTTACTTTATATGATGGACCAAACAATCCTTCTAGTACCCACTTATGAGTTTGAGTTCCATCTAGTGTTCCAGTAAATCCAAATCGATACTTGGCATGTTCTAATTTTGACATTATAGATACTAAAGACTTACTCTTAAAAAGATGTGCCTCGTCTCCAATGATCACATCATAGTCTGTAAAGAATGATCTTTCTAATTTATAAACAGATTGCCAAGTGGTAATAGTAACAGGAAACTCATTAGTCTTATCTTTCCCAGAATATATCTTATGACACCATGACTGACTATCCCATCCGTATTCTTCGAAATCCTTATACATCTGCTCTACAAGAGATGTCGTCGGAACAACTAAAAGAATTTTTTTCCCTTTATCTACATAATACCTTACAAGAGCGTAAATCATCAAGGATTTGCCTGAAGCAGTTGGTGATATCAGTAGCTTTCTATTATGTTTTAGTGCATCGTATACTCCCTCAACTTGATATTTTCTGGGGGAGTGATTACAAATAGATGTCATATAATCTTTGACACCTTCATATGATATTGTATCATTCTCCTCATAAGGAGTTCCGTAATATTCGTTATCTACAAACTTATATGTGTAATCGTGTCTCTTACAAAAGGATATAACTCTATCTAATAACCCAACATAAATTCTTTTTGATCTTAAATCAAATAAATGTATCTCACCATTCCAATTGCGATTGCGATATTGAGGCATGAATTTTGCACCCTCAACTTCAAAAGTAAAATGATCCCTCAATTCATATTCAATATGAGGTTCAGCATTTACCTTTAAAAATACTTCATTCGCTTTAGATATAACAAGATTGGCTCTTTTGTCAATCACATCGCCCATAGCATCTATGGGTATTTAGTTACCCCTGTCAACCCATGCCAGATTGGAATCTCATATACTCAATAGCATTTTTAATCTGAAATGTTCTGTTCTGTATTACCTTAAGAATGCTTTCAATATAAACAAGCATCGTATCATAATAATCTATCTTTAAATTTGATGTAGATAACTTTTCATCTGCATCAAGATACTTGGTCATTGTATCTTTATCTCTTATCTTCTTTGGAAATGGATTCTCAATATAAACATCTGGGTCTGCTTTCCCACTAAAATACTCATACCGTTCATGACGGATGTTCTTTCTTTGTTGCTCTGCTTTCTTTCTTAATAGAAAGATTGTATTATATAATTCAAAATACTTTGCATGTAGAGAGGGGATATTTAATGACTCCGTATGAAGTTCATCTGGATTTATTTTTGAATCTTTCTCCCACATCTCTTGAAGTTTATCAAGAGTAATACTCATAAATCTTTATTTTCTAAATCGGTTAGGTCGTATATAGTATACTTGAAAGTTGCCTCTGCTGTAAAGTACTCTACATCAGTATCAGTTGCATCAAATGTAATTGTAGATAATGATACTGGGAATAGGTCTTTAAAATTAACATTAAATTTAGCAACCAAGTTACTGCTTAAAATTTGAAGAGTGCCATCAGAATAAATGTTATCTCCTCTATTTGCAAACCTTGGTTTAATAACTGCTTCCTTTTCCAAATCTGCAAAATCTTTAAGACTGTCTGGAAAACCAAGACCACGAATCCATCTCTGCAGTTCCATATAATTGACAAGATCTTCATCAACCATGAAACGTATACTCAAATCACCAAATTCTATTTTATCACCTGGTGTTGGAATATCCCTCAAGTAAGATGGTTGGTTTGCCACACCAAGATCCATCGATGGAATATTTGCTTGGTTACAAAAAAATGCAGCAGCAGGACTTCTCTTAAGTGTAAATTTAAAACCAGTAGGTGCTAGGAAATTCCTATTACTCAAAGGAGTTCCTGGTCTCTCTGCTGGTGGTTTTCTAACTGCCATTATCAGATACTTTTTAAGTATTTATGGGGTTATGAGATTTTTGCATGTGGTGCAAAC